TGGAGAGAGTTCAGTTCCAACTGACCACGAAGCAGTAGCAACAACTCTGGGTGTGACTACTCAGGCGTTTATTAAGATGTTTCCAAAATACCCTATCATATATTTTACTAGGTGGGGGAATCTGAGAAAACCCTTTGACCTAGAAAAACTGCGAGAAAACCCAATCGGGAAAAATTAAGGGTTGACAACGCTCTTGAGTTAGTGTATAATAGTACACAATTGAAATTTAATACATTATGGAGATTTAAATGAGTGAAAAACAATCGGCCTTGCTGTCACGTTTGAAAAAAGCGGGAAGTTTGACCAGTACCCAACTAACAAAATCTTCTTTGTTTAACGACAAAGTAGAGATTCCCACCTCAGTTCCAATGGTCAATGTAGCCTTATCTGGCAAACTTGATGGTGGACTGACACGAGGTCTTACAGTTTTAGCGGGACCATCAAAGCATTTTAAAACTGCATTTGGTCTACTTATGGCTAAAGCATATATGGACAAGTATCCAGATTCAATCGTTCTATTTTATGATTCAGAATTTGGTACTCCTCAAAGTTATTTCTCCTCTCTTAAAATCGATACTGACCGAGTACTCCACGTACCTATTAAGAATGTCGAAGAGTTGAAATTTGACCTCGTTAAGCAACTGGACGCAATGGCCATAGATGATAATGTCTTCATTATGATTGACTCTATCGGTAATCTAGCATCTAAGAAAGAAATGGACGATGCTAAAGACGAAAAAAGTGTTGCTGATATGACACGAGCAAAACAACTCAAGTCTCTATTCCGAATGATAACACCATATCTGACATTACGAGATGTTCCTTTAGTAGCAGTTAACCATACATACGAAACTCAAGAAATGTTTTCTAAGCAAGTTGTATCGGGTGGTACAGGAGTTATGTACTCTGCCGATAACGTATGGATTATTGGTCGTAGACAAGTCAAGAAAGATAAAGATATCCAAGGATATGATTTTATCATCAATGTTGAAAAGTCTCGATTTGTTAAAGAGAAAAGTAAAATCCCTATTTCAGTTACTTGGGAAGGTGGAATCAAGAAGTATTCTGGTTTACTCGATGTAGCCCTAGAAGCGGGATTTGTAGTCAAGCCAACGATGGGATGGTATTCTAAAGTTGATATGGAAACTGGAGAGATTTCTGAGAAGAAAGTTCGCCAGGCAGAAACCGAAACTAAAGCGTTCTGGGATGGTATTCTAGAACACAAGAAATTTATGGAATTTGTTGAAAAGCGATATGCTATTGGTTCTGGATTGATGGATTCAATCGAAGAACAAAACCTTCAACCGGAGGCTGTTGAAGCCAATGAGTGAGACTGCCACTGATGTATTTTACATAAAAACTAGAGACAAAACTACCTTTGCAATTTATGACTTGCAATTGTCTGATGATTGTGATACAATGTCTTACGGGTATGAATTTGTCGAAGAAGATTCCGGTGTTGATAAGTCCCATTATAATGAGGAAATTAGTATGATTGTTAAAGAACAAGTACAGAAGGCTCTCCAGTTAGCAGTAGCCGATGCTGAGAAAGAAATAAATACGTGAATATAGAATCCACTATATTATCAAACCTCATTCATAATGAAGCGTTTGCACGAAAGGTTATTGTATTCCTTAAGGACGAGTATTTCCAAGACCATACCGAACGTGTGGTATTCGGAGAAATACAAAAGTTCTACTCGAAATATAATGATGTGCCATCAAAAGAGGCTCTTAAAATTGCAATTGATGAACGTGAGGATTTAAATGCTCAGGTCTATCAGGATACCGAATCACTAATTGGTACTCTTGATGCAGTCGATAACAATGAACAGTGGCTCCTAGATGAGACTGAAAAGTTCTGCAAGGACAAAGCAGTCTATAACGCTATTATGGAATCAATTGAAATCATTGATGGTAAGAAAGGGGATAAAACTCAAGGTGCAATCCCAGAACTATTAGCAGATGCCCTTGGAGTAACATTTGATAATCACGTTGGACACGATTTCTTAGAAGATTCCGATGCTCGATTCGATTTTTACCACGCAAAAGAGGAGAAGATTCCTTTTGATATTGAATATCTGAATAAGATTACCAATGGTGGAGTCACTCGAAAATCTCTTAATATTCTAATGGCAGGTACTGGTGTCGGTAAGACAATTGGTATGTGTCATATGGCAGCCGCTAATTTGACGTTAGGAAAGAATGTTCTATATGTCACAATGGAGATGGCTGAAGAAAAAATTGCTGAACGTATTGATGCAAATCTACTCGATATAAAACTAGATAATCTGAAAGACCTTACAAAGCCAATATATGATAAGAAGATGGAAAACCTTAAAACTAAGATTAAAGGTAAACTAATCATTAAGGAATTCCCTACATCACAGGCTCACACAGGTCATTTCAGACATTTATTGAATGAACTGGCTCTGAAGAAAACATTCAAGCCAGATATCATTTATGTAGATTATCTGAATATTTGTGCATCTCAACGACTTGCTGGTTCAAATTCGGTTAATTCTTATACGTATGTCAAAGCAATTGCCGAAGAATTACGTGGACTAGCAGTTGAATTTAATCTTCCTGTTTGGTCTGCAACTCAGACTACTCGCTCAGGCTTCGGTAATTCCGATGTAGGGTTAGAAGATACATCTGAAAGTTTCGGTCTGCCAGCAACGGCTGACCTCTTCCTCGCTCTTATCCAGACTGAAGAATTAGAAGAACTGAATCAGATTATGGTTAAGCAGTTGAAGAATCGACACGGTGATATTGCTCAAAATAGACGTTTTGTTATAGGCATCGATAAACCTAAGATGAAATGGTACGATGCAGAGCAATCAGCACAGGAAGACATCATAGGCACTACCTCCTCGTCCACCAGTCATATTAAGACATATGAGCAGGCTGAGTCGATGTTCTCTGGTGGCAAGAAAAAGTCATTTAAAGATTTTAAGATGTAATGACTGAAACTTATAAATATGAGATATAGAGTAGTTTACTCAAGATTTGAGGCCGTTGATGAAAAAATTTAGTACATTTTTACGCACAATACACGAGGCAAAAGCCAAGCCAGCAGAAAAAGAAGTCAAAGATTATTTGAGTGCGTTACTTCAACCTCTCGGAATCGATGTGACTGCAGGCGCTAAAACTGGTGTATCGTGGCACGTTAGGGCAGCCGTTGGTGTTGACCCAGTTGCTTTCTTCAAGCAATTCAAAGATATTAAGATTAAAGACAGTACGGAAAATTGTTCTGGCACATATGATACGTTTGATATCACTATTGCAGACGTTGGTAAGACATTATTTGTTAATCAAACAAGGTCAGCAGGTGATACTAAATCACAATCCCTTACAACTAAGCAATTGACTCCAGATGCGTTTCATCTTGGTGGACAAGAACTTACTCCTGGCGAAATCAAGAAAGTGGTTAAAACCTCTATCAAGTCAATGAATAAATTGACTGAAGATACGAAAAAGTTTCTTTTAGCCCTCTTAGAAAAAGCAGATGAAAAGGGAAAGTCCATTGATATCTCTGACATACTACCACCCGATGAAGTTTCCAAAAGAGATTTGGCAACCATCTCAAAAGATTTCGGTGAAATTCTTGCTGGCATCTGGGCGTGTAGGAATATTGGATTTACTAAAGCGTATTTTCCATCGGCAATAAATGAACCTCTTGCAGATTTTTATGGCATTCGAGGTAAAATAAGATATCCAATTTCAGTAAAGTCTGGTGGTGGAAGTTCTACTACTGTTGGTAATTTAACAGATGTTCTTGAAGAACATATGAAAGACCCAGAATATATAAAGGGTTTTAGTAAAACGGAACAAAAATTACTTGATGTGTTATTCATATTAAAAGATGCTTCCGTTATGGAAGGTATTGTACAGAGTAACAGCAAACTACAGACTCCAGGTTATAAAGCATTGTGTAAAGCAGTGGGTAGTAAACAACCAAGCCTCAATCACATTGACACTTGGCTTCATAGTTTTAAGACAAATTCACAAATTCAGAAAGCCCTTGCTCCATTCCACGATACTATGAACAAGCAAGTTGATAAGTCAAGTTGGACTAAACTGAAGGGTAAAGGAATTATTGGCTTCGTTATAGGCCCAATGGGACATCATCTTACAGAAGTATTAACAAAAAAGTACGATAAAGAGTTGACAACGATGGTCAGACAGATTACACTAGTACAACTGAACATTGATGTTAAGAAGAATACCTTGGTAGCAAAACACGAAAAATTTAAGAATCTAAAATTTAAGTTCAGTTGGGGTGGTGGAGCACCTAATCCTAACAGAAATAAAATTGGCTTTAAGGTAGGAAAATGATAAAATTTAAAACATACTTAGCAGAAGAAAAACTTACCCATCTCACACATTTGGAAGATGCTATCTTCAATGATGGCTATGCTGGTGGAGTAGAAGCACTCAAAATTCTGAGAGGAGTTATTAAAACTCTTCAAGGAAATACTAAGAAAGGGCTTAACATCACAAGTAAAGTTGATGGAGCACCTTCGATTATT